TGATACAGCCATTTCCATACAGCCGTGAAACCCTCTATTACGAGGACTTGGTCTTACAGTAGTAATGCTTTTCCATAGTAGCAGTTCATTTTCTTTTTTACCAATATCTCTACTAACACCTTCTACTAACAGTCCATTTTCGTTTATAATATCCTCTTGTAAGAATAAAGGAATATTACCGTTCAGATCAATTATGATGTCGTAGTTAGTATCCATATTTTGCTTAAGTTCAACACCAATATTTTGCCAAACATCTTTATTGCTAGATCCAACTACATCAATTTTGGAATTTTGAAAGTCTTTTTCCCAATTACGCATCATATGGTAGGCAACATAACTTAAAAAACCAGTGCCTAACAACAATATTTTATCCCCGAACATAGCACGACTACTAAGTTCACCTATATGACTTAGTATAATATTCATTCCACAGGCCACTGGTTCTATTATATAACGTGGATGTGCTTCGGGAACGATTACAAATTCACCTTCTCTTACGCTGTATTGATCAGCGTAAGCAGGCTCTCCTCTAGTTGCCACAATATCGCCTACTTGGACTGGTGTAAATAACCCACTGCCGACATCGATAACTTGACCTAGTCCTTCGTGCCCCTGCATACCTAAAGGTAGTGGGCCAAACTTTCCCATCATCATATCTACATCACTGCGACAAACACCAGTCATTATGTTCTTTACAATGATATGTTGGTGCTTGCTTATAGGATAGTCGTAGGTAGTTTCTTCAAAATGTCCTCGCCCTGTTGTATAAAGTAGTCTATTCATAGATTTTCTATTTGTTGATGAATCCACATATCCTGTTCATATTGCTCTCGCCAAAAATCGTTATTGTTTTTATTTTTAACAGCTTGTCTAATCATTTCTCTATAAGCAATTTCTGGGCATAAACCTAGATCGAACCTAACTCCATCAAAGTCAATATAAACTTGATCTACACCATTTCCACTTTTCCAATCTGCTGTTAGATTATATTCTGTGTCATTATTTGTAAATTTTAATTGACAATAATCATCAACATTATAAACACCATCTTTATTCACAATTCCGTAATCTGTAGTAGTAAGATTCGCTAATTGGTGATTTTGTTTTGCGGTGATCAAAGTAGATTGCCCGTTTTTATAATCGGATAAAACGGTATAGTAGCTCAATAAATGTGGCATTAAGTCTCTGCTAACTCCTCCAAATGCCAAATCTTTATTAGTAAACCAACTACCTGGGTTAGGAATACGATTATGGTTAATCCAATTGATAGTGACTTTTTTGGAGGTTAATGCTAGTTCTTTAAAACGAGCGATTTCTGCTCTATATTGATTATTTTTTACCATAGAGATTCTAGTTTCCGGAAACTCTTTAACTAAGTTATCCCAGACAAAGGAATTTTTAACACCTGGTTTTTCGACAAATATAATTTTTGAGTGTGGAGCAACTTGCCTTACTATCTCTTCATGGGTATAATTTGGAGTGCAAATATTTACAGTTTCAAATCCTTGATAATAATCAATAGCTTCTTTTATTGTTTTGTACATTGCAGGAGCGGTTGGGTCTACTGATATAATATCGTAGCCAAGGCTTTTTAACGCCGGTTTATATACGGCTGCTCCAAAGTTCATTCCTATAATTAAACTACGCATCATTAAAGTCCTTTAAGTTTCTCGAGCTTGAGTATATCATCTTCATCGAATTCTTGTTGTTCTTCTTCGTCAACTCCTTCTCCATCCTCATCATATAATTCATGATCTGCGCCTCTTGGTTTATTAACATTAGTATCAAATAATTTATAAAAATTAGTGTCTGCATTTACGGTTCGTTTGCCTGTATTTCCTCTAGTGCCTGGTATTTCAATCCAAAATCTACTAAATTCGTCTATTATACTGTCTGCTACTCCACGATCACTAGTGCTAAAAATAGCATCAACTACATCTTTAAAATATACCCTATCAAATTTTTCTTGAACTAGCATAGCAGGACATAATCCTGCATCATATTGGCGATTGGCTTCTTGAACTGAGTTGATATGCATCCAAACATTATGGCCCATCATAATAGCATAACTAAAACTATCCCAACTAGTTTTACCTATTTTGTCTAATTTGTTTTTATCATTTGGTCCGTAAATGCATACATCGTTAATTTCAACACCATCTATAATTGGACTCGAGTCAAAACTCTTAAAATGACCATCTTGAACAATAGCATCTTTAAACAGTCGCGTGTCTTGACTATATTTTTTATTATCTATGCTGGGCAACATTCTATATAACCATTTTTGTCTATCTTCAATTTCTGTTTGAACATAGATCTGTCCATTAGCAGTGGCTAAAAATGGACTGGCACAGTCAAAACTAATAGTAAAGTTTGGATTATGATATTTTCTTACAGCACGTTGTATATCAGTCAATAGTAATGCCCATTCTAGTTTACTAGTTCCTAAAAAGTGCATCCAATCCTGTTTGCCTTGTTCTAGTAAATTATCAAACTTTAAGGCAACTAGTCGTTTTAGTGTAAGGTGAACATCACACATATTCTGCCCGCCCATAGCCCAACCATTAAAGTGGTCATTAGGAAATTGTTTTGGGTCGCAGTAGTGTTTCATACGCTGATACCAATCATCAGCATCGGTATGATTTTCACCTTGTAAGACATTTAAAAACTTACAATTACCATTACGGTTGCGAATAAAGTAATCATTATTGATATAAGTAGCATTGACTGCTTCTTGATATGTGCTAATACCTGTAGCCTTTTGCCCTGCTGGACTACGAGCCACCCAGGCTGGAATATCAAGGATCATTCCATAGTCCATAAGGCTATCCATCCAAGCCAATACCTGTGATCGTTTCTTAGCAGCCTTTGGACAGTTAGGATCTTTCCAGTCACCTTCCCATTTGCCTTTACCTATTTGAAAACCACCACTGTCTCCTAATACCCAACTGGTAGCACGATTGCGATTGCGGAACATATCTTCGCCTTCGTCTTGTTTATTTAGGTCTAGGTTAGCGTGTCCTGCACTATATAAGCACCAATGGTAGTAGAATAACCCTTTATCTGGTTCTAAATAGTTAAGACTTTCTACGCCGCTGGCAAAACTAGTAGGAATACGATTAGGATCGACATAATTTCCATAACGTTGTTTTCCTATGTAGGTAGCATAAAAACCTGAGGTAGCAGGTAAAAATACAGCGTAGTCGTTTTGTGTTGAAGTTAAGTCACGATTCATTATTATTCTTTAAGATAGTCTACAGACTGAGAACAGGTGCTCAGTAAAATTCTAATGGCTTCAGTTTGCGGATCACGTTCCCAAGTAAATTGTACATTTACTCCATATTGGGCTAAGTTAAGCAATTGATTATTTAGATTTTCTAGAGACTGTTGTATATTATATACTAAAACTTTAATTTCAGGATCTTTCATTATGTCACCAAATTTTTTGCCAATACCATACAACTTATCCAAGTCCATATGGTATTGAAACCTACTAGTGTAGGTAATAGTTTTTTATTACTAGCCCATATTAGTGTTAGGCTGGTAGCTAATGTTAAAAAGTATAACCACCATATACTAATACCAAATATTAAACCCGGGATGATAATAACCGCCTTAGCAGCCCAACTTAAAAATTCTACAGTGTTATAGTCTGTCCAATACTCCCGTTTAAACCACATTCCGTAGCAATTTTTTATTGCTGCAAATGTGCTATGCCTATAAACAATAAGAATTAGTATAAGAAAAGCTACATTGGCTGCTAATAATTGATTAATTGTCATTTACTTTGAGCTGGTAAGATATATTCGTATTCAGCCAGTCCGCTATCAACAGTAATCATCATAGCGCCTGCATCTGCAATTTTCATTGTTTTATCCCCGTCTAAGTTTAAAATACTCATTACCTTAGCAACGGGCCAGGTCCAGTTTTGTTTAAGTTTGGTTTTAATACCAGGTTCAACAACAAATGATCCTGCGTGAGTGCTGGCATCTCCAAAGCTAAACACAAGATTTCCATTTTCAGTTTTAACCTGAAAGTTGTTTTCTTCGCTATGTGCTTGTGCCTGCAATTTTAATCTACTAATAGCAGCAATACTTGGCTGAAATTCAATATCCCAGTTAGCACCTTTAAATTTAACTGTTTTAAGTTTTTCATTGATAACCTCGGTGCTCATAAACCTATAATCATTAACGAAGTCTCCAGTTTCATTTTCAAAGTGTAAGTTTACTGGAACGTCTTCGCCATTTCTTTGTTGTTTAACAACCTGGATAACGGCATTTTCTTTGTACTCTGGATTTTTCAAATGCATTGCTAACTTGTCTAAGTTAGGCATCCCAAAAGTACCTTTAAATTCACCGACAGGGGATTTAGTCTTACTAACCATAATCACTGAGCGGTCTTCTGCCATACTCTCAATAATAGTAGATTTATCTTCTCCGGTAATTTTTACTAGAGGTAAAAATCCTAAACTATGGGTATGTGCTACAACATCTTGTAAAATATCTTTCATGATTTTTCCTTTTATAGATTATTATAAGGGTATTTAGGTCAGAAGTCAAACAATTTATTAAAAGTATTTGACTGTTCGGTTGACCTAATATCCCAATTAAGTACGCCAATTAAGTTTTCCAATTTTCCGTCGATGATCACATTTTCCATTTCTTCGTGATCAAAAGGGAGATCTTTAAACCAAGCGGGCAATCGTAATTCGTCAACAGGATAAGCCACTGAAGTATATTCAAGTGGGTTCTCTTTTAGTTTACAAACAATAACCTTAGCTCCGTCTGTGATATTCATTGAATACTTGTCACTGTACATACGCTTTAGGGTATTCCAATTAATGCTTGCTCTAACGTGTCCGGGCATATTAGCTTTACCTTGTTTTTCTTCTTTACGTTGGTATTCTGTAATATTATTGGCACGCCGTGGAGATCCTTTTTCCCACCCAGGCCTGCTCTTAAATTCTGTTCTAAATTCTGTAATAAAATCTAAAACTTCGTCTTCTGTAGATCCAGTAAGGACCATTTCAAGAACTTCACTTAAGAAATCTTGTATAAAAACAGGAGTATCACTACGCTTCAAATCTAAACCCATAGCTTTAATCTTACCAGGTTTTCCTTCTATGTCTTGCCTCTTTCCTTCTTTGTCATAGTACAGTACAGCATAACGTTTTTTGGTAATGAATAAGCCTTTGCTGGCAACAAGTTCTCTACCTGCTCGAATAACTTCTCCACGAGTTTTGGGAACGTGAAAAGCGTCTAACATAAATTGTGGAAATGTTTGATTGACTTCGTCTGCTATTTGATCATAGAGTTGGACAACAGTTTCCTTAGTCCAAGGAATTTGTCCTTTATCAATCTCTTTTTTGAGCACACGATATGCGCTAAAATAGCAACTATCTGTATCACCGTAAATGATAGCTTTTCCAATGTAATTATTTTCGCCAGTAATAATTTCATTTACTTTTGCAGCCATATGACGAACAATAACTCGTCCGGTCAAAGTAGTTGATTGACCAATACGCTTGTCAAAAAATCTACACCCTGCATTAAGAATCGCTCCGTATAAACTGTTCAGGTTAATTTTTTTAACTAGCTGTCGTTTATCCCAGTATTCTTCTTCTACTTTATTACCTGCTTGAATACATTCTTTAAGTTTGGCCTGCATTTCTTTACGTTCTTTATACCAACGTGCCAATAGCCCAGGGATAATTCCTTCACGTTCGTAGGTAAAGATTGTTCCATTGGCACTTAATATAAATGGTTGATTGCTTTCAAAAATTAGTTTATAGACTTCTGCTGCACTAAGAACATCTATGCCACCATCTTCCCAGTCTATAGTAATCTCAGTACCAATTTCCTTATTCATTACTGCTTCGTATTCTAAGCTACCAAATCGTCCTTCCCAACTTGCAGCAAAACTTTTACCTTTAGTCATTTGCTCTTGTATAAAGTTTTCTGTCATTGTTTGACGTAATTGACCTACAATAGTTTCAGGGCCCATATTTAGAGCACGAATGGCTGATGGGTAAAGACTGTTAATGTCTAATGATCCAATCCAGTCATGAATTCCTTCTTTAGGATATGCAACATAAGCACCAGCTGCTGATGCATCGTCTCGTTCAGCCATCTTTGTACGATTAGGTACCTGCATACCTCTACGATGTGCTTCGTTAATAATAGCCTGTTCTGTCACAGCTACAGCACCCATTGTAGTCTGTAGTAGCACAGTATTTTCGTGTGCTAATTTATTGCTTAAATCTAGGAACTTGAGTTTTTGATCTAGTTTGTTAAGTAGGGCACAGTCTTGTCTATTATATTCAATAAACTTACGAAAATCATTATTGTAAAGTTGATCCAATGTTCCTTCATATACTGTTTTCGACTCTCCAATTTCCATTTCACCAATCGCGTCCAATCTATACGTATGACGTTCTTCATAGGTATATTTTCTATAAAGTTCTAAACTATCTAAATGTACTCGGCCTGTTAAGTCATATGTTGTAGCAGTTCTTCCAAATTTTTCATATTCTCTTTTGCGGGGGTATTGATCCCATAGACAAAATCTACGAGTATCATCCTTACTTAATACTTTGGTTACACGATTAACGGTATATGGAATATCATATCCTTCTGAGTTCCACCCACTTAAGACATCTGCATCTTCAATTAGATTAAGAAATGTATCCAACATTTCTGCTTCTGTCTCGAAAATATGTGTATTAGGAAAATCTTTTACAAGTTCTTGTGCCTGATTGACTGACATCTTTTTTGGAGGAACAGCAAGACAGACTAATGTATCAAGCCATTGTAAATGTACACTGATAGCAGTGATTGGCATAAAAGCATCATCTGGGCTAGCATAGCCACGTTCTGGATCAAAGTCCACTTCAATATCAAAAAATGCTGTGTGTAATTTTGGAGATTCTGCGTTGAGATAGTTTTCACTAAGACAAACAAAGATTGGGTTTATATCAGCTTCATACAATTTTTTATTACTATGTATGGCCATTTCCTTGCGGAAATCTTTTTGATTTTTACACACTACTTTAGCTAGTGTTTCTCCGTATATACTTGTGTAACGACCTTTTGGGTCTGGATAATAAAAGCTATAACGGGCTGGAAATTCTTTAAAAACCCTGCGGCCTTCGCTGTTGCGTTCTACAATTTTGATGATTTCAGCGTCACGCTGAAAATAAGCGTCTACATACATCTATAACTCCTATGTGATTTACGGCTCACAAATACCCTGTGTGCGGCTTATGGCCCTGCCTACCTTTCTCAAGATTATTTATTAGATTTTTTTTGTGAGGTCTAAAATGGCTTCAACTTCTTTCCAATCTGCATCGTGCGCATTCCAATCACCTTTATGTGCGATTTTAATTGCTCGGTTAATTACAGATGTTTTGATGTTTAGTTCTTCTGCTACTGCTTTTACAGTATCTTTTAAACCTTCTTGGAGGTCTTCAATTTCACGTAGGACTGTGGATCCTTCGTTAATAAGACGTTCTAATTTGGCCTTTTCTTCTGGGCCATACATACGACCTGACATAGTATCTCCTTTGTGTGTAAAGTATATACTACTTATAGACCTATGTCAAGTCTTTTATAGTCCAGCCAACTTTTTAATCAAATTTAAGGATTCGTCTTGTTGTTCCTGTGCTGGAGGCTTGCCTTTGAATTTACCAGCAGCAATTGCGCTTAATGTATCACCAGGAGCAACTGTGTATTTTTTACTATCGGGCATTGTTAAAACTTGCCCAGGCTTAATCATATTAGGATTTGGACCTATAACTGCTTTATTAGCTGCGTAAAGTGCCTGCCATCCGCCTGCTGCTGGTGTCGCAGGCTTTGCTGGAGCAGCAGGTTTCGCCGGAGTCATACCAGCAGGAGCAGCCGTATCCATTTCACTCCCTGTTGTTTGTTTTGCAGGTTGAGTTTGTGCGGTAGGCTGTGCTGTAGGTTGAGTAGCAGCTTGTGCTTGCCCGATAGCATCGCCACCTTGTGCCGGATCATCTTGTGATGGTTCTTGGTTGGCCTGTTGGAAAGCATCGTCTGCTTGTGATCCTGCTGCTGGTTGTTGTGCTGCTTGAGGTGCTGCTTGACTAGTGCTGTCTATGTTAGCAGCCTGATCAGCATCATATTGTGCCGGGGGCGCACCTGCTTCTGCTCCTTGATCTGCTACTGGTGCTGCTTGAGCTGCCGGTGCTGGATTAGCCGCTCCAGCGATATTAGCATCGCCACTCATATTTGGATCTGGGTTGTTTAATTCTGCTCTAGCACGAGAACCGACTACTTGACCTGTATTTGGATCTGTTCTGTATTTTACAGCGTGTTTCATTGCAGCAGCAGGATCTTTGAAAAAACTTGGACCTTGTGGAATACCTGCCTGTGGTTCTACAGGTTCTTTATAATCACCTTCTTCATTGACTCCAAATTCCTGCATTAATGCACGAGCAATGCTACTTTTTAAATCAATATTTTCATTGATATGATTTTTAACAACTTTTTTAGGTTGTACAACAGATTCGTTAAGAATCTCTTTCTTATCTATCTGTTCTAATTTAGTCATTAACGCTTTAAAATCCATATCACTTTCCTTTAATCTTTTCGCAGTCATTTACACGTTTGCCTGCATTCTTGCCTGTGCCCGGCTTAGTTCCTACTTTACGATGTCCCGGCCAACACTGTTTAGGACCAGCAACACCTTCTTTCATTTCTGTTGGCGGGTTTATAGTTAAGGTGATAACATCGCCTTCTATATATCCTTGAGCACTGACTCTAGGAGTCCCGGGTGCTGGACTATATCTACCCCGTAGGTCACCTTGTAATACTACGCTATATTCTTTACCGCCTAATACAACAGTGGCCTGTGGTTGAACATTACCACCTGCTGGTTTAGCAGGAGCCTGTGATATTTGTTGTGCAAAACTAGGAGTAAATGTGCCGTCATCTTTAGGCATAACACGTTCCATAACACGTTTTGCTAAACGTGTAGCACTGTCTTCTTTACTTTGTTGTGATTCTGCTAATTCTGTTTCTACTGTTCGAAAGTATTTGCCAATCATACTGGGCTTGGCGTCTTTGCTTTTATTCAGCATAGGCTGTGTCACTGGTCGAGGACTTTCCTGCATAATAATGTTTTCAGCCTGTGTAAGACGATTATTACCTTCCATAATCTGTAGTAGGCGTTTCATATCGCCTGTGCCTTCTGCCTTTTTAGGAGCAGGATTATCTAAGGCCTGTAGTATTTTCTTCATATCCATTATTTTATGTCCTTCTCCATACAACTTATGCAATTACAGTCTGGGCAGTTCTCACACTCTTGACAACTATGATTGCAATGTGGCTCACACTTACAGGTAAAGCAGATCTGTCTATTTTCCTTTAGAGCCATATAAGCACCGTAGTCGTCAATCCAGTTAGGTAAAGGCATTATTTTTTGGCTTTTTTCGCAATAGCAATAGCAGCCTGTTGTTTAGCACTGCTGGCTTCTTTCAAACGACCATCCTTCTCTGCTGACTTTAACATTGCTACACGATCTGAATAACCTTTTATGCCGGGCTTAATATCTTTAGCAGCCTTCTTTTCACCTGGTGTTGGATCCTTAACGTGCTTCATTGTGGTCTTAGCTTGACGTGTTTGATATGCTCTATCTTTACGATCAGCATCTAAGTCACTCATAGCGCCTTCATACATACC